GAAAGAAAAAACAGAAAACCAAAATTTTGAAGATGAGTTAATAAGTGAGCTACCTGGCTTATTCAATAAACTGGTTCAAATCTCTCCGGATGAGGTTACACGAGCAATCCGCAAGCTGGCACCATCGATACTTGAAACCAAATTGGATGCAGAGATGGAAGCTAACTCCATTCTTGCATGGGCGCATGAATGGCTAGTGCGATGTGAAGATGGTCAGTCAGAAACGCGAATAGGTAGCGCCCCTCTTTCTGGTACCTATGCAACTACATCTTATCTTTATGGTAGTTATCTTATTTTTTGTGATAGCCAAGGAAGAAAGCCAGTTGGTTTGGTCAACTTCAGCGAATACGTTATTGATAATTGTATTTCTCGTGGAGTGAATACCGAGAAGATCAAAACAAAGGCCGGGATGATTCTTGAAGGTCTTAGATTGCGTACCAAAGAGGATAAATGTGATTACTTATTTATTTAAATCAGTGAAGGGTTGTGAAGGGTTGGTGAAGGGTGAAAGCCAGCTGTTGCAGGGCTTGCAGGGTATGCAGGGTTTTTATAATGTTTAAATATAATGACTGTAAGAATACCTATATAAAGAAACTTTGTGCTTTAACCCTGCATACCCTGCAAGCCTTTGCACTGTATAGGTTTCGGCCTTCACCAACCCTTCACAAATATCAGATCAACCCTGCACAACCGAGTATCAGAGGTTTCCTGGGAAACTTTCCTTCACAAACAAAAAGGTACTAGGCCAGCTTTGGAAGACAAGGGTCATTCTCACCCCGCTGTTCGGTTAGTCGCAGACATATTATGTCCACTTTACTTTCACTATCGATATATTATATTCAATAGGTTTTATATATGACCGAAATCACACATCTAGATTGCACTGCATTAGACCTGGCAAACATCACAGGAATAACAAAGCAACGTATTCACCAATTGGTTAAGGAGGGTGTAATCAAAAAAACTGAACGCGGGGTATTTAACCTGGTGGAATCGGTATGTGATTACTGTGTGTATATCCGTGGTGTTTCACGTGGATCTGATACAAAAAAAGAAGGTGATACACATCGTAATAAATTACTTAAAGCAAAGGCTGATATGGCAGCAATGGAAGTATCGAAAATGAAAGGCGATTTAATAAGTGCCAGTGTACAACGTTCACATGATTACGCCCTGGCCACGATATTAAAAAACAATTTATTTTCAATTCCTGATCGTATATCCGCAATAATTGCCGCTGAGAGCGAAGCTAGCACAGTACATGATTTAATTACTCAAGAAGTCCGTAACAGCTTAGACAACGTTATCAAAAGCATGGAGAAAACTGAAGTTGATGACGCTAGTCTTGATGTAACCAGAAGACAAAGCAATGAGTTGCTGACAAAGGAAAACAGTAATGAATAACAACTTAAATTTAAATAATTATTTAGATAAATAACACTTGAAATTTGATTTAGCTATTAATTTTATCCTTGTATTTTATATAATTTATGATTACAATTTTTATTAGTTTCTACTTGAGATTAGTTATTAGTAACGAATGCCCTGTTTTTTTTGGGATAGTTTCTACTAAAAATACAATTTCAAGGGAAGGTCAAATTTACACTTCTACGACCCTGCAACGTTTATTGGGTTCCCTGATTGGGGAATATTTAATAGTGCGTATGTGGGGTTTTCTATTTATACCCCTCAATTACGCGTTTAAGGAGACTCACTATGCCTGAGTTATTAACGCGGCAAAAAAGAAATAATCAACTACCAGATGATTTGCTTCATAGAACTGCAATATTTCAACGTGGTTCAATTGATAAAAAAAATCGTACTGCGGAGCTGGCCTTCTCAAGTGAAACAGACAAAGTTGAGAGGTGGTTTGGTATTGAGATACTTGACCATGGCCCTGCCTCGATCCGTTTAGATCGTATTGGAAATAAAGCCCCCCTCCTTATTGATCATAATGCTGCCGACCAGGTAGGTGTTATTGAGTCAGTGAAAATTGGTGCTGATCGAGTAGCCCGTGCAATTGTTCGATTTAGTAAAGGATCAAGAGGAAATGATATTTTTTCTGATGTGGTAGACGGTATTCGCACAAAAGTATCGGTTGGTTATTTAACGCACGCACGCGAAGAAACAAACGAAGGAACTGAGCATAAGCCTATTTTCAGAGTGACCGATTGGGAACCGTATGAAATAAGCATTGTATCAATTCCAGCAGATGATTCAGTCGGCATTGGCCGTACTGCTAACACAACATATTTTGAGGACACTAACATGCCTGAACAACAAACAAATGAAAGTGAAGTTAAACTTTCCAGATCACAGAAAACGGCTGCTAGATTAGCGGTTGAAGATGAGCGATTAAGAATTGCCGAAATAACCTCAATAGCTGGTAATCGTGGCCTTCAAAATCTAGGTCAGACATATATTGATAATGGTAAGTCATTAGATGAATTTCGAGCCGCTGTTTTAGATTCCATGCCAGAACCAAAAGCAGCCCCAAGCGCAGACGTTATGTATGAGGGCCGTGGTAATGCTTATGGTAACCATGGTTCACGCACCTTCAGTATTAGAAACGCGATTCTTGGACAATTACCTGGATCAAATATTGATAATGGCTATGAGCGCGAAGTTTCTCAAGGTTTGGCGCGACAATTCGGTAAAAACCCTTCATCGATTCTAGTTCCAATTGGAATGCCATCACGTGATGATCGAACAATGCAGGTATCAGTTGCTGGTACTGGTGGAAATATATCACCGTATGATTACCGCCCAGATCAATTAGTGGATGCTTTGGTCGCTGAATCGGCAATCCTTAACTTGCCTATAATGCATATTCCAGATGCGGTTGGTGATGTGATTTTGCCCAGGGTTACCTCAAATATGAGTGTTGGTTGGAGTGATCTTGATTCCGTTGATAGCATTGCTGCGACTGACCCTACTTTTGATCAGATTACGTTTAGCCCCACCAGTATTACAGCTATAACTAAATTGAGTCACAAGCTACTTAAGCAATCAACGCCTCAGGCTGATGCAATTATTCAAAATATGCTGGCACTAGAAATTGCTAAGGAATTTGACCTTAAATGTGTGCAGGGTGATGGAACGTTGAACACCATAACGGGCATTATCAACACGACAGGTATTGGAAACATCGAATATTCAAATGGTGGTTCCCCGACCTGGGCAAATGCTGTCGGAGTCGAGGCACTACTAGCTGCTAACAATGTTTCCGGTGTACATATTGCTTACCTAATGCATCCAATAATGGCAGCAGCATTGAAAACAACCACTAAAGATGCGGGATCAGGTCGGTTCATTTTGGAAGATGGTGTAATGAATGGTCGACAGGTAGTTGTATCAACAAATGTACCTGCCAAAACTATTATTGTCGGTAGCTGGCAACAATTCGTTACTGTTACCTGGGGTGTTCTTGAGATACTAGTTGATCCATATGGAGCTAACTTGGCTACTGGTGACGTATCTATCAGAGCCATTCTTGATGTGGATGCTGGTGTGAGACACCCTGAAGCCTTTGCCACTTTAACCGAAGCAGCAGTATAAAGCCGTTGGCGCGGTTCGGCATCGACTTTCCATCGATGGGAATCACTCCTGGGTATTTTTCCTCATGCTCTACGTGATTACGTAGCTTTGAGCGTATCAAGGTAAATCATAAAGAACTGGCGCTTCGCCACAGCGGAAGCCGATCCAGACTCCTGAAATGGGGACACTCGGCTTTTATTAATTTTTGGATTTAGTTATGCGGGAACATACAGAACACACTCATACAGAAGAGGAAAAACACTTTTGGGCTATGCCTGATTCTGGTGTTATGAAATATATTGAGGATGAAGCAGCACTAATGATTGCAAGTGCGAGAAAAGTTGCTAAAAAAAATGAAGTTGATCAAAAGCAGGCGCTCTGGATTGTAATGACTCTTTATCAAGATTTTTATAAGTAATGGCATTAGCATCAATGTCTTTTGATGGCTCTATTTTAAGCCGTCCTCTACTGGGCTCAATTTTTTGTCTAGTGAATTCTCCTTTCCTGTTCAATAGCCCCTTGTAGGAAAAAATAACAATCTCAGCTACTGGCTTTATCCGCCAAATCCTTCCCCAATGACGCAGTAAAAAATATCAAAAGTCAGGCTTATCTATCTGGCGTACTGGATACACTCAACTTCAAAGAAACTGGCGAAAGCCTTCACAATCGCTTTAACCTGGGTACAGCAGAGGCCGACGCATGGAATGCCGGTAATTGTGAAGGCCATGGCCTATGGCGTGATTATCGTGACCTGGAGACGAAGTTATGAACGATAAAACCTATACAACTGAAAAGTTATGCGAAGTCATTGAGAATATTGACTGCTTGTCACAACATGCTTTTTCAGAAATTAACGCTATTGCCAGTTTATCACTATTGGCAATGGAATCCCCTGATAGGGTTTTGGGTACTAATGAAGATATCGCCCGAATATTACATACTATCAGGAACCTTTCAGAGGTTACTCAAGGTAATATTAATTATGAGGCTGAAACCGTTGAATGTAATTACAGTGATGAGAGAATTTTTCGTCCCCTGGGAGGAACATTGTTGCTCCTGCTAATGACCAGGCGGTCATTATGTTCCCTGTGTTGGGTGATCTTTTGTAAAAGTATCTTTCGTTGTTAACGAATATTACTTGAGCAGTTGTTTTACTCATGATTTTATTCTCTAAAGTATTGGATATTAAGTTTATTTTTTATTTCTCCGACAGTTATAAGATTTTCTATCCATATTTGAACATGGTCTATGTCGTAGTTTTGAGATTCAATAATAGTTCAAATTCTGATTTCTTCATTTATCAGTGCATTTCTGATAACTGAGATTTGAGATTTATTGAAGTTTACCTTCATTTTAAAATAGTCCTTTTTTTGCTATTTGATTGTCGATTGATGTCCGGATGTAGTTATTTTCTACCATCCAGTCTACGAGATATTCGTAATCGAGGTTATATTTTGAGCCGATTCGGCACATTGCCGAGTACCATAGTTTTTCATCGTCTATTTGCATATCTTCATGCATATCCTGTTCAAATTCTTTGAATTTTATGAGTGAAAGATTATTTTGGTCGGTTATTTTTAATCTTAGTTTTAATTGTTCCTCATACTTTACAGGTTTTGTATTAGGTACTGGCTTTACCAGTATTGGAGGTGGTTTATTTTTATCGACATTTATGTTGAATTTGAGTTCATCTATGAATTCCTACTGTACTC